GACGGCGCACGTTTGTTGCAAGGTTCACTAGCGTATGACGCGCTTGGTGCTGGCACAACACTGTCTGTTGGCTACGCGGCCCACACAAACGCAGCCGGTACGGCTGTGTCTGCGGCTCCGGCAGCTTACAAGGCAGCGGCTGCGTCAACATCTGCTCAAAAGGTAGACGTTCTTGCAACTATCGCTCTAGGCTCCGGCACAGAGACCGATACAAACGAGAACGGCGTGGCAATCACCGTGACTAATGCGGGGACTGCTACCGGCTCTATTGAGCTGACTATCATGTATGTGGTAGACTAATAGGAGTGGGGCGGTTCGCCGCCCCCTCTTTTCGCATGGAGAGAGCAGAATGTCTGAATTTGAGCCTTTTGATCCAGATAAACACACTGCGGTTGATTTGCCTGGTGGGCGCAAGGCTACGGAATATTTGGCTTCTGAAGAGTCTCCAGAAGGTGGCGCTTGGAATATTCCTCAGATATGGTTTAACGCTAAGACGGGCGAGGCAAAATTTTTTACGATTGACGATGCCTGGAACGCTGCGCAGGACTATGAGAAAAGAACAGGCAACAAGTTCCCTAGATATAATAGCATTTCGGATGCAGTTAGTGCAGCGAAAAAAAGGTCTGCTTCTGGTGGCGCTTCAAAAAAAAGCCTTATGAATAGGAGTGGCAACAGATGACCAGTACGGTTGATATTGCAAACTACGCGCTGAACAGCTTGGGTGCGAACAACATTTCAAGTTTTGAGGAAAACAGCAAACCGGCGCGCTTAATCAACCAAAGGTTTGACAGTGTGCGTGATAGTGTTTTCCGCGCTCATCCTTGGAACTGTCTTCTGCGCAGAGCGGAGCTGCCGAAAGAAAGCGAATCCCCTGCGTTTGGTTATGCAAATCAGTTTACTTTGCCAACAAATCCATACTGTTTGAGGGTTCTAGAGTTCAGCAACGGGACTTTGTCCTATCCGCAAGACAATATGTTTAGCAACACAGGTGGCCCTGTGTTTGTCATTGAGGGGCGCAAGCTACTTTCTGACGAAGGTATTGCCAAAATTAAGTATGTTGCTCGGGTTACAGATCCGCAAGAGTATGACGCTAATCTAATCGACACCTTGGCAGCAGCGATAGCATTTGAGGTTAGTTACGCAATCACTGGCTCCAATACTGTCAAGCAGATGATGGCGGCAGAATACTCTGACAAATTAAAACAAGCCGCCTTTGTTGACGGCACTGAGGGCGCGCCACAACGCCTAGAGGCAAGCGAATTTATTGAGTCGAGGTTCTAATGGCGCGATCAGCTCCAGCGATTAGCACATTTACAGCCGGTGAGATCTCCCCGCGCCTTGAGGGGCGCGTTACGATTGAGAAGTACCGCGAAGGCCTGTCTGAGCTAACTAATATGATTGTGCAGCCGCATGGGGGCGTTACGCGGCGCCCAGGCACAGAATACTTAGGCGAGGTGAAAAACAGCAGTAATGCCACCCGCTTGATCCCCTTTGAGTTTAAGACAGCCGACACATACGCGCTTGAGTTTGGCGATCAGTATATGCGTGTTTTCCGCAACGGTTTGCAGGTTTTGGTTGATAGTGAAAAAAATGTTTCAGCGATCACAAAGGCTGATCCTGGCGTTTTCACAAGTAGCTCTCACGGTCTTAGCAATGGAGATGAGGTTTACCTGTACAACACAGGTGGCGGCATGACTGAGCTAGTTGCTCGAAACTATCTTATTGCCAACTCTACAGCCAACACGTTCACGCTGACTGACTTGTTTGGCAACGATATTGATACGACAAGTTTTACAACTTACACTGGATCTGGCGTTAGTGTTGACAAGCTCTTTGAGGTTGCAACGCCCTACACATCTGCGCAGGTTAACGATGTTCGCTTTGCACAATCTGCGGATGTCATGTATTTGGTGCATCCTAGCCACGCTGTCCGTACATTATCCCGTACAGATCACAATGCTTGGACGTTTGCCACTCCGTCTATTAACGAGAACAATACGCCAATTCTCACTAGCACTGACAACTATCCTAGCGTTGTAACTTTTTTTGAGCAGCGCCTTGTGTTTGCGGCAACTAACAATAACCCACAGACTTTGTGGTTTTCTAAAAGTGCTGATTATTTAAACTTTCACACCGGCACAGCAGATAATGATGCTTTGATCTACACAATTGCGTCAAACAAGGTAAACGCAATCCGATACCTTTCCGCCACCCGAATACTCAACATTGGTACGTCTGGCGGTGAGTATGTCCTGACCACAACCAATGGTGGGCCGGTCACGCCCACGCAGACAGTGATCCGCAAGTATTCCAACTATGGCTGCATTGACAGCGAGGTTGTCCAGGTTGCTGACGTTACTTTGTTTGCCCAGCGCGGCGCGCGAAAGGTTAGAGAGTTTCGCTATATAGGTGAAGTAGATGTTGCAGGCTATGCAGCCCCAGACATTACAATCCTGTCCGAGCATCTGACCGAAGGTGGGATACAAGAGTTTGCGTACCAGCAAGAACCTGAAAGCATTATCTGGGCGCGCCGCACTGATGGCACTTTGCTTGGCTTGACCTACCGGCGTGAAGAAGAAATTGTTGCTTGGCACAAGCACATCATCGGCGGGGCGTTTGGAGGTGGACAAGCTAAGGTTGAAAGCATTATCACCCTGCCGACAGATAGCGGTGAAGATGAGCTTTACATGATTGTTAAGCGCACGATCAACGGCGTGACCAAGCAGTATGTTGAAGTCATGAAGGCGTTTGATTTCGGCAGCGACACGACTGCGGCTTTCTTTGTGGATAGCGGTTTGGTTTACTCAGGTTCTGCAACCACAACTCTATCTGGCCTGTATCACTTAGAAGGCGAAGAGCTTTCGATATTAGCCAATGGCGCTACACACGCGGATAAGACAGTTTCAGGTGGCGGTGTGACGCTAGACTTTTCTGCCACAAGTGGGGCAGTCGGGTTCGGCTACACAAGCGAAATGCAAACACTGCGTTTAGAGTCTGGATCGCAGGACGGTACTTCTCAAGGCAAGCCAAAACGCATCCACGACATAACTGTGCGGTTTCATGAGACAGTTGGTGCAGAGGTGGGCAGCGACTCGGCAAGTGCTGATAGAATATTTTTCCGCGACAGCTCTATGAATATGGACGAAGCTGTGCCATTATTCACAGGAGACAAAGAAATCGAGTTTGAAGGCGGTTTCGTTGACGGTGATCGCATCTATGTGCGGCAATCACAGCCCCTACCAATGACTGTTCTGGCGCTTTACCCGCGCATGAACACATTTGATTTGTGAGGTGATTGAGTATGTTTGAGATACTTACACTTGGTGCAACAATACTTGGCGGCCTAAGCGCAAAAAACTCTGCCGACAGCGCCGCTGCTGCTGCTGCAAGAGTGGGCGAGTTCAACGCTGGGCTGATTGAGCGCGACATTGACTTACTTGAAAAGCAGCGCGAGATCATTAATCGCAATGCAATTTTGCAAGAGCGTGTTGATCGGTTTCGTTTCAGGGAAGCCCAAGGATCTGTTGTCGCTCAGTACAGCGGAGCTGGCATTGACATATCTCACGGCACTCCAATGCGAGTTATGCGTCAGGCTGCGCGAGAGTTTGAGTATGACCAAGCTATCAATGATTTTAATAACACGGTCACAAACATGCAGATCAACGATCAGCAAGAAAGCTCTAGGCTAAGTGCTGAACTGTCACGCATGGAAGGCGGGGCGCAGGCTGCTGGCCTAAGAGCGCAAGGGACAACAAGCTTGATCCAGAGCTTTGGAACGGCAGGTAGGTTTGGCTATCAGAACAATATGTTTGGGTAAGATATGAGAATACCAGTTTACAGGACACAAGGCCGTCCAACATCTGAAGCCCCTGGCGCCCGTATCACAGCTAGGATGAATGCCCAGCCTTTTGTCCAGGCTGAATTGCAGAAGGGCGCCATTGCAACAGAGGTTGCGAACCAGGTTGGTGAATATGCCAACATGCGCTATAAGATGATTACCGAGACACAAAAGAACGAGGCGATCTTTTCAGCCAAAGAAGGCTTGATGGCTTTGTCTAGCCAGCTCGAAAAAGACAGGGATGTCGGAAACATTTTTGACGGTGAGCTTAAATATGCGCAGGGCGTCAAAAGCGTTTACGACGAAATGCGCGCTACTGTTGGCAAAAACAAATACGCGCTGCAAGACTTTGACAACAGCTTTCGCCAAATGGAAATCCCTATTAAGTTTAGGCTGCAAGAGGTTATTGACCTAAAGATTGAAAAGCGCAGGCAGGCTGCACTGAAGGCTCGGCGAGATCAGCAGGTTTCTATTTATTCTGATCCTTACCTAGATGTTACATCTGATGAGCTTGCTATGGAGCAAGCACAATTAGAAGCTATGGTTCAGCAAGCCGTTAGAAACGGCGGTGTAAACCCAGAAATTATGGGCAATGTTCCAAGAGATGTTTTGTCAGAAGCTTTTAAAAACCTTATTCCAGCATACGCAGGCACTGACCTAACCAAAGCAATAGGCCTTTCATCGGTTTTGAGCCAAATTCAACAAGTGCGTAGTGGTAAACTGGAACCGGAAAAAATGAGTGGTATTTCATCTTTGCCGCCTCATGTTTTGAATATGCTCATGGCTGTGCCGGCTGAAGAGGCTAATGCAGTTGTGCAGGACACAATACAAATGGCCTCGACGTTCTTCACCGCCAAAGAAAAGATAGACGATGAGCGCGAAGAGGAAGTGGGTAAATCAAACACAAAGGCTTTCAATCTTGTTGTTTCCTTAGACAGCACAGACACTGTGTCTGAGGCTACACTGCGGCAGGTATTAGATCCTATTGATATGAAAAAGGTTTACGATTCTTTAGGCGCAGACTTTGGGAGCGTATCTGGAACGGCTGCTCAAAACATTTTATATGAAGGCTTAAAGCGCCAAAT